CTGCAGGCAGTTGTCGATCATGTCCTGCATGTTCTGAGCGATCACCATCATGGTTGAGTCGCCTTGGCTGCGGTCCAGTCGTTTAGCTTCTGCGGTTTCAGCGGATAGCTTCTGACCAAGCACAGCAGACAGACCCAGTTCATTGATCTGCTTTTCAATTTGATCTAGCCGTTGGAACTGCGATGCAAACGCATCAGATGATGGAGCAATATATTCTGCACGTCCATCAGCAGGAAATGCAATCGCTTCACCAGGGCCAGCCGATACTTCTTCAGCAGCAGACGGGAAGCCATAGAACGCAAGCATCGGTACTGCCGAGATGTGCAGTTGATTGTCAAGGTCCGATTGGATCTGATACGCCTTGAGGTTTAGGTTGGCAATGTCCTCCAGTGGTGGACGTGATTCCAATGTATTTACACGATTGGAATATGCGACAGCAAATGGGATGCGATCAAGGCTAGTGCGACCTTCATCAACGACGCGGAAGTCACCTTTCTTTTCGTCACGCTGGAACAGCTTAAATTCGCCAGGCGACAGCACACGGATCTGCTGCACTTCTTTTTCGCCGTAGTCACCATCAGGCACGATGATGGATTCTGACAAGCGAAGCTGCATTAGCTTCTGTTCACCATCAATAATTTCAGCACGCCAGCCCAAGATTTCTCTTGGTGTGTAGCTGCACCAAAAAGGTCTACCACCATCACGCGGTGCATCAACTAAAACGCCGACGTGACCGTAACGGATCATCTTGCGGGCAGTCTCATATGTCCAAACGTTCAGGTCATTACCGTTCAGGTCAACATTAAAAAGCTGCTCACGGATCTGGTCTGATGTATCGTTCAGCCTGACAGGTTTGCGCGTGAGCATACCAGCCAGCATCCGTTCAAGCCGTTGGTAGTAAGGCGGGCAGATTGAAGTGCTCAGCCTGCGGTCATAGCTTTCATCTAGTTCGCGTGGTTCTTGTAAAAGATACCGACGATGCCGCCGACGGATTTCATAGGTGCCACCCATCAGGTCTTCAATCAGCATCCAGTGCGGTTCTTGGTTTCGGTAGGCAGAATTTGGATCATTGACCTTTGAAACCTTGGCGAACAGTTGCCGGTCGTAATGTGAGAAGCCAGAGTACACGCCTTAATCCCGCAGGTCGATGCCTACAGTTTAATCTGCCAGCAATAATGCAAGCTGATCCGCAACTGGTGGCAACGCTCGCGCACCCCATTGATCAGCCATTGCATCAGCAATGCCTAAATAAGTGCGACTACGGTTCTTCCAACGATCCTTGCCACTCATTTTCCATATCTTTGGCTCACGACCCTCTACAACATTCGTGGGACGTAATCGCGGCAAATTTTTCAGCCAAAGACAAGTTGCCTTAGTCTCACCGTGCCCATGCTGCCACGGGTGAATGGTTTGATCGGCAAGTCTGATTCGACTACTGATAATGCTGACTGGATTTTCAATGCACCATCGATCGATGGGTGAGTCCATTAATAATTGAACAAAAGCTAAGGCATCTTCTGTCAGCTGTGGGTCACGATGACCATTTTTAGTCCAGTGCATCCCGCTTACAGCCAAATAAGTACATGGCGGATGAGCGATCATTAAATCCCAGCCATCGTTGATGATGTCTTCAACTGGTCCTTGGTAGTGAAATTCAGGATCTGCTTCACATTCCAGCAGATCACAACTCATGGCAAAGTGCCCGCGTCGTCGGAAAGCATCACGAACACGTCCGCTGTATTCACAAGCGACTAGGACACGCATTAAGCAAGCGTAGCTGCATAGGCTGTCATTGCATCTTGGCGAGCTTTGGTGGCTGCGACCATGGCGTCGTGTTGTGCCTTGGTGGCGGTGCGGGTTTTGTTGGCGGCGTAGAAAGCGTCCTTGGCTGCGCGTTCTGCGGCGAGGAGTTGACGGACTTGAGTGAGAGTCATTTGCTTGAAGTGTGTGTACGGGGTGATCCCCCATGACCTAAAGATAAACCACCATGCACCCGCTTCCACCTGTTGCGTGCTACTTTTGCAGCTGGCTCAATAAATCCTGATTCCGGTGCCGCGGCCAGCTCTTGCGTGCAGTGGGTTGAACAGACGCCACACCATGTAGCCGATCGCATCGTTCATGTGATCATATCCAGCATCTTTATCTGGCGTGCCGCCCTTTTCCGTGTAGCTTTGCAGCTCCAAGCATTCAATCAGCTTCTTACAGTTCTGCGTGATCTGTACCCTGACTTCACCTTTCCCATTTTCCAAAGCAGCTTGAACAGCAGCCACCCGATCACGAACGGGAGGATTTGCTTTTGGTGATTGATTGCTGAATCCATACGATGATAAGATTTCAATATCAGTCCGCGTGGCGTTTGTGCTTCGGTTTCCGCCTGATGCGTCAGGGTAGGCATAGAGTTGGCGGTTGTTATATCGTCGGTTGATTTCTTGCCCGATGAAGTCGGTGTCATGGCCGCCACTGATTTCGTCAATGACAATCAGTTGCTTTTGCGTTCTGACTGCGATAACAGCAGACATGTTACCGATGTTGAAGTCAATGCCAACATGCAGTGGTTCACCGTCGTGGTTGAATGATTTGATGACATGCTTTTCACGATCAAACCTGTCATAGACTTGGCCTGTGTTCAGGTTTACAAACTCACCGTCAAGATAGGCTTTTAACAAGCTCGGATCATAGTTAGCTTTAAGGCGTTCAATGAAATCTGGCGGAAGATGTGGATTATCTGCTGTCTTCATCTTGATGAGCTTGCGGTCTGGGCGGGCAAGTGCCTCAGGGCTGCCAAATTCGTTATACAACCACTTAAAGCCTTCTGGCGTGGATGCTGCAGCAAACTGCCGTACTACACCGGATCGCAAACGACCGAGGATCTTGGGAAACGCCTTTGATGTGATCGCGGTATTTACAACGTCTACCTCATCAGCACAGCAAAACGCAAGGTTCAAGCCGATGATCCGTTGGTAGTTCTCAAAGCTGCGGCATAGGATCTTGGTGTCACCACCAGGCAGGTGCAAGATATATTCCGGCAATGGTGAGGCTCTGAATGAATGCGGGATTTCATAATGCTCTAAGAATTCATCAAAGTCATTCAGCCAGATGTCACGGATCAACGGACCGGTTGGTTCCATGACACAACCAATGAAGCCTTGATTGGCAATGGCTAGCGCAAGCGTTTTGGCGCATAACGCTCGGGTTTTGCCTGCACCGTACCCTGCAGATATTGCCAAGATTTGTGAGTTTTGATCTGATACAAAGTTCAGTTGCCCTGGGTGCAGGTCAGCCTTGATGCGATCTAATAGTGCGTTGGCATCTTGCAACTGGTGTGCTTCACCGAGCTTTTGCAGGATGTTCCCTTCAGGAACAGCATCAAGAATTGACATTGCGTAAACACGCTTCACGCAGTCGCCCGCGCTTTTCTTCAATCAAGTGCATCGACGATACGGTGCAACAAGCCGTCACATCGTTGATCTTCATGCAGACACGATACATGCTGTCTTCTGTTGGTTCGTACCAAAACTCTTCATTCATGAGACAAGTTGAGCAAGACGTGCTGCTGTATTGATGCAGCCTAGGGCAACAGAAAGCTGCCCACGTTTGCGGGCTTCCATCTGTAAGGTGGACGACTGCGACAATAATTCAGCCACCATTTCGTAGCGTTCCATGTCCCAATCTTGCCGCATCAACTCCCGTGCTTTCTTGATGTAATTATCAGTTGCGCGAGGTGAGACACCCCAGTTTTCTGCCGCGTATCGTATGCAGTCGGACCGCTTGCCACCGTTAGCAAGGATGCGTGCACAGCGATTAGCACGTTCTATTGTTTGCTGAACAGTGCTTTTCGGTGTTGCCATTAACTAACCTCCTCTACCTAAAGATTAGCAGATAAAAACCATTGCTCTATTATCTGCAGAGCAATTCTTTGAATCATAAAAGGAGGGACTGACATCCCGCAAACATATACAGGGTCTAAATTCTTAAAATTATAGTCATCAGGGAAAGATTGTATTCTAATAATTTCAGACGGGCTTAAATGGCGAGGTTGCAACGGATGAGACGGTGGAGAACCAGAAACCAATGTAGGGGCTGGTGAGTTAAAACTTAAGCGATTCCATGTAAACCAACTGCCTTTTGCTGCTTTTGAGAAGGAATTTCCAGGCCTTGTATTAGACCAAAGCTTATACGCCTTAGGAGATAATTGCTTAGCGCCTAAAGGGCTTGTTCCTCTAAAGGCTTGTCTTACAGAAACAGAAGGCTCATTAAAAGATAATTTTAATGGAGGAAGATTAAGATTGCGGCGGCGAGCAATAAAGAAAGTTCGCTCACGTCTTTGGGGGACGCCCATTTTTGCAGAATTCAATAAAAATAATTGACATTCATATCCAGCATCGTAAAAGGAAGCAAAAATTTCCTTTACATATCCTTTTGCGTTGCCAATTATTAAACCTTTTACATTTTCAGCTAATACTACTTTGGGTTGCAGCTTATTGGCTGTATTAATAAAGTCAAAGAATAAATCATCAAGCCTTTGAATCGCTTGTCCTTCGCGAAAAGCGTGTTCAGAGCCCCATTTTTTTTCACGACTACCTGCCATAGAAAATACTGAGCAGGGCGGAGAACCATCTAAAATGTCTAAATTATCAGTTAAAGAGCTTGGTAGTTTAGTATTAGGAATTTTATTAAAATCTTTAACTGGCATTAAATAGCTATACTTAGGATAATGATTTGTTTTATAAATATCCATAATTTTAGGGTCAATCTCAACCCCGCCTAAAACATTAAATCCAGCCAACTTATAACCCATTGAAGAGCCACCGCCACAATGGAAGCAACTAAAAACATTAAAATTATTTTTTTGAATTTTTTTTAAGTCTTTAAGGGTCCAAGCTCCAGTGGTTGGTTTTAATAGTTCTTTTATAGGTATATTCATTATTTATTGTCCTCTTTGCTGTCAAATTCAAAACCACAACGTGGGCATTTATAGTTAAAATCTGAAAAAGAGTTAACATCTATCTCTGAGCTGTTATTGCTAGTAAGCTCTTTAACATCTGTTTCTTCTCCTAGGATTTCTGCTAGGTCTCCTTCTTCAAACCAAGGGGTGACATCGTGCTCTTCGCTGAGCTGATGCAGCATTTCTGCATCCCAGTCCGACAAGTCACTGGTGCGGTTATCTGCTAGGGCAAGACCTACCTTGTCGTGTTCTGACAAGCCGGTGCGTTTAACCGCAATGATCTCATCACCATCAGTTTCGATGATGCGGACATTTTTGATGCCTGCTGCCTTAGCACCTTCAATAGTGCCATTGCCTGCGAGGATACGGTTGTCTTCGTCGATAACGATGCTACGGGCTGCACCGTAACGCTTGAGTGATTCTTGAATCAGCTCAGCTGACTGGTTGGTGCGTTTGCGGGCGTTTTTGTGATCTTGCTTTAGATCATTGATGCTTGTCACACAATGAGATGCGGATTTAACGAAAATATAGCATCAGGTTTTAAGTTTGATGTAATTTTGCCAAAGGTTGGTGTAGGTGTCGTGGTGCGGGTGGGACTGGTTGTCCCTGCCATCTAGTTGATAAAGCAGCTCAAGGACGATGACACGATCAAGCATTGCATCAGTGTCCTGTGCACCAGGCAGTGCTGGTGTCGAGCAGTGTTGAGATAGGTCGTGGACCCATTCCTTGAAGTAGCTGGTGCTCATCAGGTTGTTGTGGGTTGTTGCGGTCGTGGTAAAGGGCAGTGTAGTAGTCGTCGTAGGTAGCGAGGATGCTACGCAGCTTTTTTTGATCCATTAGCGATGGCACAAATTGCAACGGCGGCAGCCTGTTCAGCTTGTTGAATCGTGAAAACACCGTGCAATCTTTTACGAATAGCGATGGCGACACGATGAAGAGCATCAACACTAAGACCGTGATCAGCAATGTTGCTGCGAATAATTTCGGCACGGCTTGTGTTGTTTTCTCTTGCGATTTGATCGAGGAGTTGAATGTCAGGTTCAGGCAAGCTGACTTTAATTTCCTTCATTTACTTCGTAGGCTGTGATCAAAAATGCCTTGATGCGTTCAAGGTCATTGCAGAAGGACTGTAGCAGATCTGCAGGGATTGGGAGTTGTTCTTCAATGGCATTGTCTGAAATTGCAGCAGCAACTGCTTTGCTGTTGTCTAACAGATCTGCCAAGTGATCAACGACGGGATCTTGACGTTTGGAGGTGTTGAGAAGTGAAATCATTTTGCTGGTGGGAGGATGTTTTCAATGCGTAAAAGGTTCTTGTGACGTACACCGCGATAACCAGAAGGAAAATCACGCATGTGAACGTTCATGTTTGATCTAAAGCCTGGTGATGGTTCATCAAGTTGTTCAAGGGTGACATAACCCTTGTCAACCATGTAACGCAGTTTCAGGCGGACTGAGCTTACATCAAATGCTTTGGATTTCATCAGAACAGACCGTTAAGGATTGGGTTGGTGGTGGGCTGATCATCAAACCCACGATCAGCAGTAAAGACACGATGCGCTGGATGCTTCATGTCGGGCTCCTGTGCGGGGCTGTAAGCAGTCTGTTTTTTGGGTTGGAACACATCACCCCAACCTGATGCAATGGCGCGTTCCAGGGCCTCTTGGCGTTGCTGTGGTGTCCATTGCCGAAGCTTGTTGGTGATGCGTTTCAAGACCTGTGATGACCGCGTGCCCTTTTTAACCGACCAGAACTCAACCAGCAACTCGGAGCAGTCCGCACGATCATGTGGCACGGAGCTGACTGGCAGTGTTTTCAAACGGTTCGGATCCTTTTTCGGCGCTTGCGCCTTTTGGGTTATGGATACTGGGTTTTCTTTTACTGGGTTTTTATTCGTAGGG